ACACCTTGGTCTTCTTGAATCATTGTGAATTCACCAGTATTAGGATCAGTAGTGTCAATACCACTCAAGAATTGAGAGGAAGCACCTGTGAACCTAGTATCAAGGTTTTGATATCCCATTTCGTTAATATCGTCACCCCAAGCGCCAACACCTCTAAAGTTAGTTGCACCACCATTAGGTTGTGGCAATCTTACATCAGGATGAGCAGTTTGAGTTGTACCATCAGATATTCCAGCAGTGTTACCAAGTGATTCCTTTTGGTACTTGTAACGCAATGCGAAAGCAAGACCAACAGGTCCACTCATAGGTTGTACACCAACGATTTCATTCGTAATAAGTTCAGGGAACGTCCTACGAATCATAGGGATTAATACTTTTGGCAAACGAGCGTCACCATTAGCATAAAAGTCAGATCCACCAGGAACCGCACCACCTTGTCCAGGAGCATCTTGGGCTGTACCGAAAGCACCACCAGAACCAGCTGTATTAGCTTCTCTAAGACACCAATTTTCTTGGTTCTCAAGAAGGATAGCAGTATTTAACCTAGTATGATCATCTGTGATAGGCTTTACGTTGTCTGAAGAATAATCAAGAATTTTTCCCCATTTTTCAACTAACACGGAAGCCGTATCTTTTGTTATATAATTTATTGAAGGTTTCATATTTTTATTTCCTTTTAATTTGTTTCAACAAGATTAAATATGATCTTGTTCTTTTAATACATCGAGATATCCAGTAACACCATCAGTGTCTTCAGAAACTAATTCTACAGGCTCTTTTACTTCTTCAGCTTTAGGAGTATCAATCACTTTGGATTTAACTTCCTTTTTAGCTACTTCGGTAATAACTTCCTTAGCTTCAGCTTCGTCTTTTTCAAACATCTCAATAACATATTCGAAGTTTTCTTCGATTTCTTCAGGGGACTTTTCTTGTAGGACCCTCAACACCCATTTTTTCTTATTATCATCTAAATCAGCAGTTTTCTTTTCAAGAATTAATGATGCTTTAGTTTTTTTAAGGTCTTGATTAATTTTAATATTTGTTTTCACAGCTTCAGTAAGTTCTTTTTGGAGTTCGTCCATTTTTTCCTTACCATCTTGAAGTGCTTCTTTAATATTTTCATTAATAAAATCATCATCTACTGAAACAATCTTTCTGATAGACTGAACTAGTTTACCATTCTTAGTATTTTTGACAGCTTCTTCTAGTTGTTCTTTAGGAATCATTTGTTCCATATAAAGTTCCATGAAGTTAGACATTTCTGTAACTAATTTTTCACGAAATTCGATTGCTTCTTTTTCAATCATGTGCTCATATTTCTCAATAACTTGTGAAAGTTTTTCAGCATAATCTTCATCAACTTTCATTATTACTTTTTTAAGCTTATTAACATGATCTACATCAATTGCCTCTAGAAGTTCTTTGAGCTTTTCAGCATGATTTTCATCAAGTTGCTTTTGAGCTGTTTCAACCTCTAATTTCATCCTACTTTCAACTTTTTCATTAACAGCAGAAGAAAAGGCTTCAAGAACAGCCTCTTTAGACTCTTCTGTTAAAACATCCTTTCCAATATTTTCTAAAATTTCTTTAAACTTCTTAGACATTGTTTTATCTCCTTGTATACATAATTATTTATATATTTTTTGTATATTTTATTCAAAATATACGATTTATGCAGTTTCGTCTGCTATTTTTTTAATTTTATTCTTAAATTTTATATCAACAAGCTTTTTAAGGTTATTCTTTGCAGCAGAATATTCCTTATTACACACTCCATTAATAAATTCAACCATTAATTTTTTCTCATCTTTCATAGTGTTTTCCTTTACTTTAGTAGTTTTTTTACTTTTAGATTTTTTCTTTTCAGGTAGCCCTGTATGTTTTGTTGACGCAAAATCCTTTGCATCTTTCCTTTTCATACCTTTTGCCGTATCAGCGACCTCTTTACTTGCACAGTTACCATTCTTTTGACATTGATGTACCATTGCCATAAATTTTTGTTGCTTTTTACTTTTTGCTGGCATTTATCTTACCTCAGTCATATCCCTTGATTGAATTTTTTGATAAGCAGTATTAATTTCTTCTGGGCTTATTTTTTCCTTTGAAACTGGGTTTATTTTCCATTCACTAATATCTAATCCAGCATCAATAATCTGCATCATGAGTTTAACATTATCATAATCATCAGTTCGTTCTGGTACTTCAAGTTCATCACTTTGAACATTTGCCATACCTCTAAGGTTATGGTCACCAACATATGCTTCTGTTAACAGTTCTATATCTTTTTTATTCATAATTACATTCCTGTTTAGCTTATATATGATTTCCAATCTTGCTCTAATCTATCCATAACCCACATATAAGGGTCACCTGATCTTGCTTTTGCAGTTCCATAAGGCATTTCACCATTTGAAAGATAATAAGTATATGCCTTTTCATATGCTGCATCTGATATATCTTCTTCTGGATTTTTTACAAAAATTTGAATATCAGGATCAGAAAGAAGGTCTTTTAATGTTCTAATTTCTCTACCCGTTTCAACATATGCTTCTGTTAACATTTCTATATCTTTTTTATTCATTTTAATTCATCCTTTAAATCGTCATATATACCAAGTCTCTGTAATTCATAGCTAAGGGTTTCTATTAGTTCTTCTATTCTAATATCATATCTCCCTTCTGCTTCAAGAGTATCAATAGATTCATTAACCTTTTTAAGATTTTCAATTTGATTGTTTATATAACTTCTAAGTCTTCTTACTTTTATATCTTCAAATTGTGTTGGTATATTATCATCCATTCCATAAGCTTCGGCTAATAGTTGTATATCTTTTTTATTCATAATTACATTTGTTTGATTGCTTCAATAAGTTCCATAACGGCAGAGGACATAACAGCTTGTTTAGCGTCCATTTGTTTAGGGAGTTTACATAGGTTTTCTTCTAATGTGTTGTATGCTTGTTCTACGAATTCACAAACTGTTCCGTCACATTTAAGAATATATTGTTTTGCTTCGAAGATACCTTCAACAAATGCAGTATCTACTGAGGGATCGTGCACAACGTCTGCACATATAAGTCTAAAGTCTGAAACATTGTTATGGTCCCCGTTTTCTTCAAGTTTACCGAGTGCTCTACTTGACACACCAAGTTTAACACCGTCAAGCATGAGTGTTCTAACGATTTGGCCCATAGGGGTTTCTAAAATTTTGGATTTACCGATGAAGTTGTTACCATCTTCTTTAATAGAGGTAACGATATGGCAAGCACGTTCTGGATTGATTTCAACAGAGGTTGGGTGATTGAGTTCTCCAAGTGATCTACCGGTTTTAATCATATCTTCAGTATAGCGGCCAACTTCTTTGTTCATTTCTTCTAAAGAATATATTCTATTGTTTTTATTCTTCTCGTTGGCTCTCATATAGATGCCTTCGAAATACATCCTACGGTCTTTATTAGGGCCTTCTTCTACGATAAGTGTACTTAAATCATAATTAGGTTGTTCAACTAATAATTTTAATCCTTGAGTCATGTTATTCTCCTTATCTTATTTTTAATTTGTCTAAAGCTTTCATTGGGTCTTGGCCTATGAAGTTATTAAGTGCATCATTATTTTGACTTGGGTTATCAGTTTTACTTAACTCCAATTGTCTACTAATAATTTCTCTTGGGGTTTTATCTTGACTTTCTTCTAAACTAAGAAGCCATACTAAACTTTCTACAACATCTTCACCTTCTGGTATTGTCTCTAAATATCTTGCAAGAAGTTCTTTCATTTCGTTATTAATATCTGGGTTATACATATCATTTTCTTCAATATATGCCTCTGCTAAAAGTTCTATGTCTTTTTTATTCATATTTTACCTTTATTTAATCTGTACTATCTACACCATAAGAAATACCACATGGACAAGATGTTTCTGAAATACCACGATTGCGGCCATATGGATGATGTGTAGTCGTTTTATGATTTTCTGGGTCTTTTTCTCTACATTTATCATGTAATTTTAATATTTTATAATTAACACCGTTAGGATTCCAACCATTCATATAACCTAATTTAGCATTTTCAAAGTTACAATGTTTAGCTGCTTCTAATTTTGCTTCTGGTGAATTAGCAATTCTTTTTGCTTCTGCTTCTGCTTCTGATGCTGTTTTTGCACCACCAATAGCTTTAGTTAATTTATCTTCAAGACCTTTAAAAATATGTGTATATTCTGGGATTTCTAATACAGATTTATCACCTATTTTAGTATTCTTTAATGCAATAAAAGTTTCTTTTGCGTCATTAAATTTACCATTTTCTATTAAATCATTAATAACATTAATTAACGATTTAACCATTGTTTCGTTTTCATTTATATGGTTCCATTTTTCAGTTAGAAACCCGATTTTATGTGCCTTGATGTACTTCATATAAACTCCTTATATTTTAATATAATGAATCATTAACTATATCATGAATTAAACCACCATCATCATTTATTTCATCTAATTCATCATCTGTTGCTGGTCTTATTATAAGTTTTTGGGGGTCTTTTTCTTCTGGGTTTTCAATAATATCTACACTGGTAATATATGCGTCAGTAAAATCAGGATAATCACCACCATCAATACCATCAACTTCAGGATTATCAAGCATAACCATTTTACCATTAAGTTTTATTGTTAACATTGCGTCTCTTCTTCTCTTATTATCCGCAACCCGTCTTCGGTATGCTGGGTCTTTCATGGTGTTTGCCCATGTTCTATCAAACCCTTCATTAACTTTTCTTTTAACGTTCCATTTTTCAGTTAGAAACCCGATTTTATGTGCCTTGATGTACTTCATGTAAACTCCTATAAATATGTGTAATTATTTACTATATTTTTAACTTTTTGATATCTAATTCTGTTACTATAATGAATTTATACCCATTTTTCTTGGCCCAGGTTTTAGCGGCCTCCCATTTTGATAAATTAGTAGCATATGTTACCTGTTCCTTTAATAAATTCATCTTATTTCGCCTATTTTTAGCATTTGGGGGTTTACATTGTCTAGCTGGTTTAACTTCAATAAGAAATTTATATACTTTACCACCTTTATCTTTAATTCTAAAATTAAAATCAATAAAATACCTATGCATTTTACCATCTGTTGGTTTTATATAAGGAATTACAACACTTTCACTTCCCCACGACAAAATATTAGGGTTTTTATCCAAAAAACACATGTACTTAAATTCTAAACCGCTACGATATACTATCGGAGTGCTTCCATTATACTTTTTTGGATTGTTTGGAGAAAATAACCCTTGCTTGTATTTACTACGTTTTCTCATTTTAAGTATTTATTGATAAATAATTATATATGAAGAATTTTAAGCAATATTTGGAAGAAAATACTAATATTCCGTTAAAAACCAATAATGGGTCGGTTATAAAACGTTCAAAATATGGTGTTGGAAAGGATATTGGTGGTAAAATTTATGTACACAAGGATTATATGGAAGATGTTGTTCCTAAAGTAATTTTAGATAGTGCAGTAACATATCTTCCTAGGAATTATTCATATAATACTATTGTTTATAATACAAATGATCAATCAGTAAGGTTTGATGATGCATATAACTTTGATATTGCTAGAGAACCATTTGCTGGTCAATTTCTTGTAGTATATCCTGATGGTAGAATGCGTAGTGGAAGTACAGACTCAATTTGGCATCATAAATGGCTTTGGGTTAAAGATGATTATACTGGTTTTGATGTTCAGGAGTCATATGATTGGTCTAAATTATGGTTAAGTAAATTTAAGCAACCTGCTAGTGGACATAAAAAGGCG